GTGGACGTCCTTGATTGGAGCCAGATCAGGATGTTCCATAACTGGCTGCCACTTTTTCTGAATTTGCTCATTCAGAGATTGCATTTTATTTCTCCTTAAAAAAATTACTTTTTGATACCGCGAGTGATCGCGTTCATGTAGGCAGCCATTTCAACCGGAACCTGCTTTTCAGCGACGTCGTCGCCCACTGGTTCCTCATCGAGAGTTACGCTTTCGGACAAAATCCCGGCCGAAGACTTTGAAGGGAAGTAGCTCTCACGAAGAGTTCCGATTTTCTTCTTATACGTATCAACGCTTTCAAAGTCTACGGACTCAGAAAGTGACTGCAGCTTTGCAACTTGCGTATCTGTCAGGCCTTCTGAAACTTCTGCGAACGCAAATGCACGTTCGAATTCTTTTAGCTGAGCAGAAAGCTCAACGTTCTTTTCGATTTCCTCGTTGATAGCAGCTTCGAGAACTTCAACCTGATCAGCGAGTTCTTCTGTTACTGCAACAGCGTCGTCTGGAATGTCGATATAGTGTTCTTCGAACAGACCCTTAAGACCAGACATGAATGACTCAACGATTTCTGCCTTAAGACCACGCTCGATAGCAACAGAGTTATTTTCCATCCACTGCTCAACAACGTAATCAAGATATGAATCAACACGTTCTACAAGACCTTCGCTAACAGTTGAGATTTCTTCTGTTAGTGAATCTTCGAACTTATTTTCAAGTGATTCAATTTGCTCATTGACCTTAGCAAGAACAGCTGCTGTATATACTTCTGCAGCCTTTTCGATGAATTCTTCTGAAACTTCTGTACCAGCAAAGATTGCCTTGATATCGTCAGAAATTTCAATATCTGAAGCAGTCATACGAGGAAGCTTTTCTTCACCGATTGAACGCTGCTTTGGATTAACAGAAGAACCCTGCATTGGATTAGCTGAGTCTCCCTTGAACTTATCATACATAGAAGACACTTCTGCCTTTTTCATGCCAGATAGAGCACCGATCATCGAGTTGATCATACCTACCTTAGTGTATGGCTTAATGCCTGAACCCTGAGTGGGGTTGGATGCATCACCTGTATTCTGAGTACCACCTGGAATAGCAGCACGAGTTCCAGTAGGTTCAGCGACCTCAGCTTCAACGCCGTAGCTCGCTTTCTTTGCTTCTTGCATGTCGAGCTTATCGACATTTGTGTCCTGAACTGACATATTGATATTCTCCCTCAGGGTTATAGAATTATCTTCTAGTTTATTTATAAAAACGACATTATTTAGAATTTCTTAAGAAAACGATTGAAAGCATTAAGCAAAACAGTCTCACGATCTGCTGAGCTCATATATACTTTTTCGATTTCTTCTTTGATTTCTTCAACATCCTTTTCTACGAGGATGCCATTATTCCAAGCCCATTCTTTGCCTTCCATGATCCCGTGCGCGAGTGCGTGAGGAGCAGATGGATCAGCAACGATATCAGCAGCAGTAGCCAAATAGAAGTCATTCTGAACTTCCATAAGACCGCCTTTTTTAATAAGACTACCCATGCCGCGTGAAGAGAAACCGAGCTTGGCTCCTTCTTTCATAAGATTCTTTACGATATTTCCGTAAGGTGTGTCCATGATCTTAACCTTACCAATGAAGTTATCTCCGTCTTGGCGTAGTTCTTTAATCATATGTGATACTCGTTCTAGGTTGATAGTAGGTCCTGTTGGATGACCTAGCTCACCATATGCACGATTCTGTTCTACGAAATCGCGATTATAACGAGAAACTTCCTTAGCAAGAATAGGAGTAGGATACATTCGACCATTCTTGTTTCCCAAGTTACCCTGCATAAGGATACCTTCGAGGAAAAAGTTCTTTTCACCTGTTACTTCATTATTTTCTGTAATGACTTTAAGTTCTTCGTGGACTTCACAGATGAGTTTCATTAGTATGACGAGCCTCCTGTGATAGCTACTTGTTTATGCAACTTGAGGATAAGAGTAGATGGTCCAACACCAACTTTAGTAACGGTTACGTTAGATGTAGCCATAGCAGTTGTGTTATCAATAAGGCGACTATCTGAAAAATCATGAAAGCTTTGACCAGAAAGAACAAGAACCATGCTTGCGCCGCGTTTGATTTCAAAATACACGCTATTAGCACCACCACAGTTAACATCGGCTGAAATGATATTCATTGAACGAACAGTTTCACCAGCAGAGTTTGCTCCCCATACAGGAACACCACTGCCTGTAGTAGTATCAGCGGCATTTAATTTGATTCCGCCACTGTTATGGAATTTCGCAATGACCCAACCACCTTTATTGTGTTTGTTCATCACACCTTCGTTATTGGAAACAGCAGCCATTTCTTATTCTTCCTCATATGTTGCAACGACGAAGTCTAAGATTCGTTCAAACGATTCTGCGCTTTCGTTGACGGCTGTATGGAAAATTTTCTGATTATCAAGACTTAGTTGTTCAAACACATCCTGAATTGCCTGATAAGTATCTTCGTTGATTGTAGCAGAATCACCGTTCATGAAACCAATGAAAATGCTATCTTCTTCTGATTCTGAAACTGTGACAGCTTTGAATACAGATTCTTTAACAGCAGATGGTGACAACCGAACTGGCTTAAGATCACCCTGTCTAGCAGTATCGGCGATATTCTTTGGTGTTTGCTGACCTTTGAATCCAGACTTATCACCAAGCTTAGACGTTCCCTGTTTGATAGGACCACGATCAGCATTCATTGGTTGATGAGCTGATTTCGTAGTTGTTCCACCTTCACCAGATACAGGATAATCCGTTACTGTTTTTGTGTGCTGATTATAGAAATCTTGCTCGCCTTTCGCGCGAGGCTTAAGAGCAGCAGCTTCAGGGTTAGCTGCTCTGACTGCTTCGCGTAACTGCTTAAACGTCTTCATCCGAAACAATCTCCTGTTCTGCCTGCTCGTCTGAATGAGCGTTAAACATTGTTGAAGCAATCTCGATACGCTTTATCTCGAGTGCATCTTGAATCTTAGTTGCTAGTGCTGCATCAATAGCGTCGCGAAATCCACTCGCGTTCTGGTCGGCAGCTGCTTGAATAGCGTTATAAATCTGTTCCACGTTGAACCTCTCATTTGTAGTCTATTTATAAAATTCAGTATTATTTAGCCATAATGTTAATTCCAATAAGGAATTTTTACTATAGAACCATCAGGTAATGTTATGGCTAATAATCCATCTGGGTTTGTAGTTATAGCATCATTTAGTTTAACACTCGAAGCTATCGTAGTTACAGCAGAAGTGTTTGCTGCAAATTTTGTGAGTTTGGTGAATGCGTTTGCTACAGCTAATTTTGTTGTCGCAAGCGCACGAATAGCTGTGTTAGTTCCAGTTAATGATGACCACGAAGCTTTTGTAGCAATATATGAATTGGTATTTGCTAAAGTAGATTTGACATATGTGTTTGATGCTGCATAAGCTTTGGTAGCGAACTTTGCGTTTGCATTAGCAACTTGGAGGTATGCTGCACTTCCCGTGTATGCAGTAGTTTGGACCGTGTTGTCTGGAAATGTTATACTACCGTTTGCGTTGAAAAACCAAAGGCTTGAACCAGTACCGATAGAAGGTAATTGATTTTCTACACCGATATAAGCATATCCATTAGCACTGCTTAGATAAACGTATTCTCCAGCTAAAGATGCAGTATTATTGATATACGATCCATATCCAGGATACCCAGACAGTAATTTTACACCACTTGGTAATTTTAATGCACTGTTTGCTTGTAGTGTGACATTATATGATCCGTTGACTAATTGATTTGATGATCCACCACCGCTTGCAACAGTTCCAGCTGCCCATTTTCCGATAGAAACATTCCATACGAGTGCTTGACCATCGGTAGGAAGTTTAACGCTACTATAATCTACATCATCTAAACGATATAACTTTACTTCACCAGATCCAGCTGGACCACCTTTAGCAGCCACATTGAAAGCTACCTTTGATAGTCTCTTATCAACCTGTTCACTAAATTCACTTAGTTTCTTTTCTAGTTTAGATACTTCTGCATCAGAGCCAGGATCACCTTTATCGCCTTTTTCGCCAGGATCACCCTTATCACCTTTGTCACCTGTTAACCCAGTAGCACCGTCTTTTCCGTCTTTGCCATTCTTTCCGTTTTTTCCATCTCCGCCAGATACGCCTTGAGGACCTCTTTCTCCTGTCTCGCCTTTTGCTCCATCACGTCCAGCGGCTCCGTCAACACCTGACGTTCCTTGTTCGCCGCGCTCTCCACGCTGCCCTCGTTGACCAGGAACTCCCTGCTCACCCTGTTCTCCTCGTTCACCTTGTTGTCCTGTATCACCCTTATCTCCTTTATCTCCCTTTACGCCTCGTAGTCCTTCTAATCCGATTTCACCTGTAGCACCGGTATCGCCTGTTGGGCCTTGTTCTCCTTTATCACCCTTTTCGCCTTGCGCGCCCGTGAGACCCACTGGACCTTGCTCACCCATAACAGATCCAGCTGTTACGAGAACACCATCGCTTAGTTGAAAAATCAGCTGACCTTCAAATATACGTGCGTCTGTTATGCCTCGACCATCGAGACCATTAATAGCTTCAGGAATTTGGATTGAGTTTAGTTGTTCAAGAAGCTCTTCGCGAACTTCTTGAATCTGAGCTTGGGCAAGCTTAGTGGCAACAGAAAGGAGCTTTGCCTTTTCTAGTTCTTCCATGATTACAGTTCATCCCTGAACTCTTCCACGTTTTCTAGATCTTCTTTTGATACCTTTTCTATAGCTTTAGTCATACTTTCGATAAGTCGTTTATCTTCTTCAGATAAAGGAACGAATTCTTCATTTTTCACAGTAGCTTTTTTCTTAGCATCACCAGAAAGTTTGATTTCTACTTTCTGTGGTTTAGTAGGAACAGCTTTAGCAGTAGGTTCTGGTTTCTTCAATGAAGCAGCTTTAGCATCTAGTTCTTTAGACTTAATCTCCATATCTTTCATAGCAAGTTGTTGCTGAGATTGTTGCATATCTTGGTCATGCTGCTGTTGCTGCATGTCCATTTCGCTTTGATCAGCACCTTCTTCTTCGATCTGCTTATTGATTTCTTTGATTTCTATTTCAGTCTGACGAAGAACGTTCTTACGAATCCACTCTTGCGAGTAATACTTACCGACGTATGCGTCAACAACACCAAGAACGCCAAGACGATTATTCAGTACATCCTGTTCTTTGATTTCAGCATAATAGTTATCACGTTGGAAATCATAATGGATACCATTCTTAATATCTTTCCACTCTTCACGGGTCATAACACCCTTAAGAAGCAACTGGATTTCTAGTAGATGGTCAAACAAATGTCCGAAACGGTCGCGTAGGCGCTCGATGAACTTAGCGAACTTGATTTCGTCACGAGAAATTTCACTACCACGACCAAGTGAAAACTGGCCATCTGATTCTAAACGTGAAATAGGAACAGATAGTGACTTGTAAAGTTTCTTACGGAAATATTCTACGTCTTCCATCTGTCCGAGGTTCTCACCTCCAGGCAATGTAGTGATTTCAGTTCCGCGCCCACCTTCACGACGAGGAAGCCAATAGTCTTCCAGCATAGTCATGAACTTACGAGCATCCTTGACCGCGCCAGTATCTGCGTCATAAACGAGACGATTCTTATGACGAACCATCATATCACGCACATACTGTTCAGCTTTTGCTTTTGGTAAGTTACCAACGTCGATATAGAAAATGCGGCGCTCAGGTGCGCGAGCGAGACGATAGATAACTACCGCGTCTTCAAGCATACGCAACTGATTGAGGGGTTTAATCGCTTT